GTAACTTGTGCATCAACGTAAGCCTTAACAGATTGTTGCGTTGGTACTTTGGTTGCTGAGTTTGATGTCATGGCATCCTCATCAACCACAAAACCCATGCCCGATGTTGAGGCATCTGCTGTGTTTACATCTTCAATCCAAGCGCTGCCTGAATAGGTTTCTTGCCTATTGGTTGTTGTATTAAATCGAGTATAACCGGCCACTGCTGTTGCAGGTCTTTGTGCGGTTGATCCTGATGCGCCTTTGATCACGCCCGTGGTTGATGTTTTTTCAGGGATAGCCGTGATGTTCGCATCCATTTCTGTGTGCGTAAGCGGTGATCCTTTTCCTGCTCTAGTTGTTATTGCCATGTTTTAATTCCCTAAATTAAATAAGTTCCTGCGCTGTTTTTATAATGCGTTTCCGCATATTCTCTTGATGTAATTTGTATCAAACCGGATTGGTCAGTTTCAACCGATAAAATAATAAAATTACGATTTCTATCTAATAGATCACTATTGATGGTGATCACATCTCCAACCTCTAAATGCGCATTTTTAACCGTGGTTGCAAATGACAATGCCAGTGGTGTTTGCTTAATCCTAGTGCCTGATGAGTTTTCAGTAAAGCGCATTGAATTTAGGGTAATTTCTGCTAATTTACCGGCTTGCGTGCTGTCTGTTACACCCTTAACATCTAGTGTTTTTTCAAGGGTTTGACCATCAAAAGTTTGCAACGCAATATCTTCTTTCACCACTTGTGCGCTTAACCATTCATCATCAGGATTGATATATTTGAAAATGATCTTATTAGCAATATCACGATTGCCTTTCATTGAGATATTTAAGCTATTGTTAATAAAATCATCATCGGTTAAGGTATCAACAATGGTTTGTGATTTACTATCGATCTTGAGTTTCCATTTATTTGCTGAGTGTACTATTTGCCCACGGCAAGTTGCCAATACATCTGAAATAATAGACTGTATATTAGCCTGCTGCATAACTGCAAGATTGGCATTCCAAGCATTAGTTGTGCAGCTAGTTTTAGCGCTATAAAACGAGTCAATATCAATATTAGCATCTGCAATATTAAGGCCATCGGTTAATAAATCCAGTACCACCTCGGCAGGGTTTGTTGTATATGTTTTGGCCGTGCTAATGGTGGTTGAATTAGTAATTGTTCTAATTTTTTTACCTTTCATTAAAACGGTTAAATTAGCCATTTGCGTTGATTTGTTTTCCTCGCCATCAAACACTTGATGCACGGCTAAAAATGCGGTGTTGGTTGGTATATGTGCAAAAGTTTCTACTGTTGCTTGTTCTTTAAATGTTGCGGTAAATGAATATCCATCCTCACTGCTATCGCCATCATATATATAAACTACAGCACGATAATTATTGCTTGATGATGGCTGCTGACTTACTGAAACAGTACCCCTACCGCTCACACTGCTTAAATTAATGATGTGATTTCTTGATGATGTTAGCCCTGATGAATTTACTGGCGTTAAATTGATTGTGGCTGATAAGTCGCCATGATTCCATTCACCGTATTCATTGTAGTAACAACTAGCAGCCAAGGCGCCTGATTCTAAAGTTGAAGATGAGCCGGTGGCACTATAACTAAAGGCGCCGGCTTCTGCACAATCAAATGCAATATATAACTCATGATCAACATTTCCAGTAAATGTTAATACTTGATTTGATGAATATGTTGTTACCGTCTGGAGTCCTAGGCTTGATCCAGTTGACTCAGAACCGGTAGCATTAGTTACAAAATTAATATCAGCCAATGAGGTGCCTGAGCCACTTATTGCATCGTACCATTTAACATGAACATAATCCGTTTGAAACTTATTTGAGCCAAGTGATGTCATTGCGGTTGCACCCGCGTAAATTCCGGTTATGTCCTCAATGGTGTGGCCTGCTAGGGCAATAATTGCCCAATAATCACGGTTATAACCATTGGCGGTTGCATCTGCATTAACTGCGGCATTAGTTTTTTGAAAGATAATATTACCGGCTAGACGGTTATAGCCAAAAATTTGAGGCACGGGATTGACATTGGATTTTTGCGTTTGTAGTTTTTGCCCCGAATAAGAATCAACGCCGGCAATATCGCCAAGTTCCGGCGTTAAGGCACTACCCGCAAGTGAGGCGGCAACCAATGTGACACCAATCGCCGTGGCCAAACCAATGCCGCTCAAACTGGCAATGGTTGTACCCCAAGCAAACGCACCACCGGATGCCCAAGCACCAATACCGGGCGCGGCGATCATTAGAGCAATGCCGGCAATTGCTTTGAATGTACTACCCATGATCAACTCTCATAATTAAGCACTTTTTATCAAGTTTTTTATGAATCACACTGTCTGAATCCTCAGACCACACCCAATAAGTGAATTGATTAATAGCAACGCCAACTGATGTACGGGTTAAAACAATATCATCTTTTTTGGCCGTTTTAACTGTTTTGCAAAAACTTTTAAAAAAAGCGATGTGATCTTTACGGCCTAAAAATCTTTTTTCATCTTTGACAAAGTTATCCATGTCCTCAACCGTCCACCCGTTCCACTCTTGTGGCAACGTATAACGTGAATTTAGGTAGTTATAAACCGTGGTGAAGCAATTAATCATCATGTGTTATCTTGCTGACCCCAGTAAACCACATCATTGATAGTATCCACGATGCTTGTAAATTCGTTTTGATTATAAGTGCGGGATGGATAAGGCTTTGACCAGTGTGCAAATTGCGTTGTTAGGCTGCCATTTAGTGCTTGTGATGTTGCACTAAAAGTATCAATCACCCCCTCAAACAATGTGTAACTGTCTTTTGTTAAGCCGCTAATTTCTAAACGTGGGTATGTGGTTGATCCTTGATCACTAACACCAAACTCATAAGTGTCAGATCCAACGGTTTCACTCGCAGGGGTATAAATTACTCGCGTGATCCTGCAGGGGTTGTTGCGCCACTCTGAGGTTAAAGCCTCGGTGGTTAATGCGCCATTAATATTATCAATGGTGACATTAATATTATCTGATTGCATTGAAAAATCTTCTGATAATTTGTCAAAGGTAATAGCAAGCGGCGTGTATTCATTCGCCCCATCATAGACAAACACATCATGATCAGTAAAACGCAAAATCTCACCGGCATCTGCTTGGTCATAATCCCAATTTTTATCTAAATAAAACTCAAATAAATGCAGCATGGCAAACGCCTCATCTGAGCGCACATTGTTGGTAATGGTTTTACTCATTGCAACGACTCCACAATGTCTGCATTGCAAACATACATGCCATCCACACGGCGATCAAATTTAAAACTATCTGCCATAAAATATGCTTTAGTTTTAGCGGTCGATCCTAGTGAAATTGATCCCTCTTTAGGCATCCCAAACGTACCCATAATGCCGGCTTTCTTGCGATAAAACTGAATTAATGATAAAAATTCTGACTCTTGCAGCAACCAATTTAGCGTGTATTTACGGCGCAAGCCGTCTTTGTCTTTAATGTGTCTAGCTGATGATCCAATGTTTGAAAAAATTGAATTTGATATATATTCAAAAGCCACTTGATAAGGCTCTGCACTGGCTAACACTGCTGTAAACCCAGTATCAGTTGAAGTGATTGGTGTGTATGAGGATGATTGCGCATAGGCGGCTTGGTACTCAGTGTAATTAAAAAACACACTGCTGATCAAATTAATCGTGCCTGAATAAAGTGCCGGTGCAACCACCCTAAATTTAAACTCTTTAAACACCCAAACTGAGGCATTTAACCCCATCACGTCAGGGCGTAAATCATGTATATCGTCTGCATCAATAATAACGGTATTAGAATGGTTGGCCTCATATACGATTTGCAATGCCTCAAATTGTGTTTTGTTGAGGTTGCTATAATTAACCTGCATTTGCAAAGCCGGTATTGACGAGTTAATCACGCGCTGTGTTTTGCCACTGTTAAATTGCAATGGTTGGCCTTGTTTTAACCATTCCTCAACTTGAAGATGATCATGGTTAGCCATAATGGTTGTGGTTAAATTATTCATTAAACAACTTGTTTGATGGTGCGGCGCACACTACCATTTGACGTAAGGCTGCTATTAATAATGCTCTCAATTGTGCCTCTATTATTAACTAAGTAATTATTAAAACTGGCCGCATCAATAGCTTGGACATTAAAATTAATCTCGGCACTAACCTGCTTTACCTCGCCAGTGGCGGTGTTAAGTTGATGGTTTGGCACAATTGTGCCTGCTCTATCCGGTACAAATAACTCCGCGCCACGTTCACCCACGATCGATGGTTGGTTTGGTGTTGGGCGGCCACCGGCAGCAAATCCAGGCAAGCTAAATCCAAATCCACCTGAAATGCTGCGCACTAATAATGCTCTAACTTGCATCCTAATTAAATCAGCAAGGATTGAGCGCGCCATGTCTTTAAATGAGGTTTTAACGCCCATCACCATATTAACAATGCCATTTTCAATTGCACCCATACCTTTGAGGGTTGCATCGGCGATGGTTAAATTGCCTTTGCTAACGTCAGCCTTGTATTGCTTAAAACCATCGCCCATTTTTGACCATATAGTATTTTCTTTACTAGCCGTAGTGCCTACTTCACTCGCACCGGATAAATCTGATAATGATTTTGTGGTTTGGCGAATAACTGGCAATGTATCTAGCAGTGATTTTCTTAGCTGCGAATTGTCAAACTTAAATTTGATTTGGGTGTCATTAGCATTATCTAACTCTTTGTTGAGCCTTGCCAATTCCATGATTGCACCTCTTTGCATTTTAGGCGCAATATCTTTTTGGCCGATTCTTGCCTCAACTATTGCAATTTCTTCTAATATTTCCTTAGTATCTCTAAAGCCGCCCAACGCCTCCGGCAAACTTTTGCGAACGGTATTAACGAACTCAATCAAACCATTGCCCATTTTCTCAAATGCCGCTAAGATATTTACAGCAGAAACAACAATTGCCTCAGCCATATCGCGCGCAATAGCACCAATGCCGCCTGACTCTCCAACCCTCATTTCTACCCAATCACGAATATTGTTTGTAATGGCTTCGATTACCGGCGCAAGTTTGGCCACCGCTTGTGTGAATGTTGAGGTTAAAAAACTAGATAATCTAGTCATGGCATCATTAGCATCTTCAACACCTTTGGCGGTTTCTGCTGACATAACCAAGCCGAGTTTATCAGCCTCAAGCATGGTCGCGTGCATTGCCGCTGATCCACCCTCTAAGACATTAACCATTTCAGCACCACGCGCACCAAATAGCTTATATGCTAAATCAGCCTTTTCAGTTTTATTGGTCATGCCTGCGGTAACATCGGCCACGTCTGCTAATACATCGGTAACACCTCGGAGCGTGCCATCTGATTTTAAAACACTAATATTGTATTTTTCAAACACGTCTTTTGCAAGGCCAACGCCACGGCTCATATCGGCCATGTTTACGGCCAATTTTTGCACCGCCTTATCAAGCTGTTTGGCTTGCATACCACCTAAATTGGCAGCGTGTCTTAGGCGTTGTAAATTCTCAACACTGACACCAATTGCACGTGACATTTTTGCCATTTCATCGGTGGCATCGAGCGATTTTTTGATAAAAAAGCCAATGCCTGCAAGGCCGGCAAGGGAAACAAAGCCAGTTTTAAGGCTAAAAACTGCCGATGTTGTGCGTTTTAAAGAGCGACCAATGGCGTTAAACGCCTTTTTAGTGCGGTTTTGTAGCTTAATAACATAAGTTGCCGTTGCCTTAGCCATTACTCTCTTTCCCTTTTAATTCAAAATAAGCCGCCCATATAACCAGTTCGACCGTTGTTAATTCCATAATCTCATTTAAAGACTTATGCAAATGCTCTGCCAATCGGCAAAAAAAATACAAATCATGATCGGCCTTTAAGGCTTTTTTGCATCGTCAACCGTTGGATCATCACCACTTATTTGCTCAACAACTCTGCTGATTACCGCGGTGTCATATTCGCGCATTAATTCTTGCAATTCAGCAGGCCGCCAAATACGATCACCATCTTTATTTAAGGCACGCATAATAAGAGCCATACAAACCGCATCCACCGTTTTACCGGCATCATATAGTTTTAAAATCTCGGCTTGTTTTTTTCCGTTTATTGCACCTTTAAAAAAAATGGTATCATCCCATTCAGGCACAAAAACCGAGTTTAATTCACCCGATAAACGTGCCTTAAATTGCGCTTTTGCATTGTCTTTAATACCCATCTATGCAGTGGCTAGACTTAATGCACCAGTACCTTTAAAGTTAAATGATGCATTAACCATGTCATCAATTGCACCATTGCGCTCAATCGACTCGACTAAACACGTTCCAGTGTAATATTTATCGCCGGTGGTTGCACCCTCAAAATAAAACTTAATCGTGACCGATGCACCTGCTGTCAAAGCCGTTTGCGCTGTGTCGTTTTCATCTAAAAAACAATCGCACGAACCTGACCACTCAGTTGTGCCAGTTGCAAAGGTTTTTGCGCTATCTGACAATTTGGTTGTTTCGATCGTGCCGGCGCTCTCGCTCAGTGACCACGATTTAAGTTCGCCGATTGTGTCAGTTCCAATTTTTAGTAAGCCCTCTGAGCCAGTATGTGTTGCCATTTTTATTACTCCTTATCAGTGTTAATTGTTTTTTGTTGTTTGGCCGGTTTTTGATCAAGTGACCAACCACGCACTTGTGCATTTGAAACTTGTGATGGATGAACCACAATCGGCTCTGACCCACTCTTATACATTGTTGGCATATTGCCCCCTTTTATTAACTTATTAAAGTTTCAACATCTGTTTTATCAACCCTATATTGGGCAATAAATCGCATTGTCATTAAGCC